CTGGGCCGAGTGGTCATTACGCCCGGAAACCTCCGGCGAACTGTCCCGGCCGCAGATGGAGCGGCAGGTGTGCCGCACCTGGCTGCGCGATGGCGAAGCCTTGGCGCAGAAGCTCAAGGGGCGAGTGCCCAGCTATGAGCATTTGAACGTGGTGCCCTTCGCCCTGGAGTTGTTGGAGCCGGATTACTTGCCGTGGGAATACAACGATGAAGCCAAGGGCATTGTGCAGGGGATCGAGCGCAATCAGTGGCGCCGGGTCCGTGCCTTTCACCTGGTCAAGCATCACCCCGGGCACGCCGCCGGTTACCAGCTGACCCTGGCCACCAAACGTGTGCCAGCCGAGCAAATGATTCACATCGCGCACCGCAAGCGCATCGGTCAGAACCGCGGGCAGCCGCTGCTGCATGCCGTTCTGGTCCGTCTGGCTGACATCAAGGATTACGAGGAAAGCGAACGGGTCGCCGCCCGTATCAGCGCGGCGCTGGCCATGTACATCAAGAAAGGTACGCCGGACGACTACACGGCACCGTCTGCCGTGAATGGTCAGAGCGTCAGCGCCCGGAGCATTCCCATCGGCCCGGGCATGGTGTTCGACGGCCTGCTGCCCGGTGAAGACGTCGGCATGATCGAAAGTAATCGCCCCAACCCCTTTCTGGAAGGCTTTCGCAACGGTCAGCTCAAGGCCGTGGCTGCCGGCACCCGGGGCACCTACTCCAGTGTGGCGCGCAGTTATGACGGCACCTATTCCGCGCAGCGGCAGGAGCTGGTCGAGGGGCAGGCGGGTTATGACCTGCTGCAACACGAATTTATCGACTACTGGAGTCGCCCGGTTTATCGCGAATGGCTGCACATGGCGATCGCCAGCGGGGTGATCCAAGTGCCGGCCGACGTCGATCCGGACACCGTATTCGGTGCGATTTATCAAGGGCCGGTGATGCCATGGATCAACCCGATTCATGAGGCCAATGCCTGGAAGATCCTGGTCGAAGCCGGCTTCGCCGACGAGTCGGAAGTGGCGCGGGCGCGGCAGCGCAATCCGCAGGAACTCAAGCGTTCCCGGGCTTCGGAAATCAAAACCAACCGAGAACAGGGGTTGGTCTTCAGCTCGGACTTCTATCACGAGACCTATGGAAAAACGCAAAGCAATGAACAGCAAAACAAAACGAAGCCTGCCGATGATGAGGCCGAGGGCCTCGATAACCCCGACGAATAAGCCCGGCGAAAGCTGGTACTCGCTCCGTGCGGCGCAGCAGCGCGGGGTGGTCGAGGTGATGCTGTACGACGAGATCGGCGCGTGGGGCATTACCGCCAAACAGTTCGCCCGCGATTTGGCGGCCATCGGCGATGTGTCTCAGATCAACCTGCACATTCACTCGCCGGGCGGCGACGTGTTTGAAGGGACCACCATGTACAACCTGCTGCGCGGCCATTCGGCGCGGGTGGTGGTGTACATCGACGGCCTCGCCGCTTCGATGGCCAGTGTGGTCGCCATGGCCGGCGATGAAATCAACATGCCGGCCAACGCCATGATGATGATTCACAAGCCGTGGGGTGGTCAGGTCGGTGATGCCGATGCCATGCGCGAGTACGCCGATTTACTCGACAAGGTCGAGAGCACGCTGATTCAGGCGTACATGCGCAAGTCAGGCAAATCGATTGAGGACATCCAGACGCTGCTCAAGGCTGAAACCTGGATGGATGGCAACGAAGCGGTAGCGGCCGGTTTCGCTGACCACGTGCTTGATCCGTTCAAGGCGGCCGCTCAACTCACTTCAAAACGCATGCAGGAGTTCACCAACATGCCTACTTCGGCACAAAATCTGTTCAATCCACGCGCTTCCGCTCCAACCCCAGCACCGGCTCCAACCCCAGCTCCAACCCCGACTCCAACGCCAGTTGTCGATCCGGTGCCGGTCGCGCTAACCCTGGATCAGATGCGCGCCCAAGTCATGGCGGCGGACGGGGCCCGCCGCACGGCAATCAATGCCGCATTCTGCGGCTCGCTGGTCACCAGCCACACCGAGCTGCTCAACAGCTGCCTCAATGACCTGAGCTGTACGGCCGAGATGGCGCGGGAAAAACTGCTGGTTGCGCTGGGCTCGACCACCACCCCAACGGGTGGACCTCACCACCATGGCCACATCAGCAACGGCAACCTGGTCGGCGATTCGGTGCGCGCCTCGCTGGCCGGTCGTTTGGGCCAGGCGGAAAACCAGAAAGACAACGCCTATAACCACATGAGTCTGCGCGAACTGGCCCGCGCCTCGCTGCATGATCGCGGCATTCTGGTGGCCACCCTTGATCCGATGGCCATGGTCGGCTTGGCGTTCACACATGACTCCAGCGACTTCGGCAACATCCTGGTAGACAGCGCCGCCAAGTCGGTTCTGCTCGGCTGGGACGAGGCGCCGGAGACCTATCACCTGTGGACCAAAAAGGGCCGCTTGAGTGACTTCAAGGTGGCTTCCCGGGTTGGTATGGGGGCGTTCCCGAGCCTGCGTGAAGTTCGCCCAGGTGCGGAGTACAAGTACATCACCACCAATGACCGTGGCGAAAAAATCCGCCTGGCCACCTACGGTGAAATGTTCAGCATCACCCGTCAGGCGATCATCAACGATGACCTCGACCAGTTGAGCACGGTGCCCTACAACATGGGCCTGGCCGCACGCGGCACCATCGGCGATCTGGTCTATGACACGCTGATCCATTCGCCGGAAATGAGCGACGGCAAAGCGTTGTTCGATGCCGAGCGCAACAACCTGTTCACCGGTGCCGGCGCGAACATGTCGATCGAAGCGCTGAGCAAGGCCAAGACCGCCATGGCCTTGCAGAAAACTCAGGTCGAGGGCGGCAAGCCCCGCACCCTGAACATTCGCCCGGCGTTTGTCCTGGTACCGGTGGCGCTGGAAGACAAGACCAACCAACTGATCCGCTCGGCGTCGGTGCCTGGTGTCGATACCAATGCCGGCATCGACAACCCGATTCGCAATTTCGCCACGGTGATCGCCGAGCCACGTCTGGACGATGATTCGCCGGTCACCTGGTATGAAGCCGCCCGCCAAGGTGCTGACACCATCGAAGTCGCTTACCTGGACGGCGTTGAACAGCCCTACATGGAGCAGCAACAAGGTTTCACCATTGATGGTGTGACGAGCAAGGTGCGGATCGATGCCGGGGTCGCGGCGCTCGATTATCGCGGTCTGAACAAGTCAGTCGGTGTGGTGACACCTGCGAAAGCCAGCCGTTAACGGTTGAAGAGTCCCCTAAACACCCCGCCGCGAGCGGGGTTTGTTGTTTCTGCACAGGAGAAATTCGCATGTCCAAGAATTATTCGGGTCCCGGCAGCACGCTCACTTTTGTGGCTCCAGACGGTGGCGCGACGGCGGGGGTACCGTTGGTGCTGGTTGATACGGTGGTCATCCCGATGGCCAGTGGCGTGGCGGGTGATGTCCTGGTCGGCCATCTCGACGGCGTTTGGCGCCTGCCCGCCGATGCGGCACTGCTGCAGGGGCAAAAGGTGGCCCTGCAAGCCGGCGTCCTGGTTGATCCGCTCACGGCCACCGGTGATTTGGTGCCTTTCGGCAAGCTGATGAGCGCTCCGGTCGGCGGTATTGCCGAAGCGTTGTTGATCCAGTGACCACGCTGGGCCGCTTTCGCGACGTCACGGCCCGGATGGATGCAGTGTTGGTCGATCGCCTCGGCGATCGCGCCATCAAGCCGGACGGCCTGGCTCTGTTCGGTGCGTTCTTCTCGCCCTTTGTCGGTGCGGATGTCGGCGGCAAATCGAAGAGCGTGCGCCTGGGCAATGCCATCGTGACGGATAACGTCCTAGCGCCCACCTTCACGGCTCGCGTGGTGGATGCGGTAGGCATCGAGAAAGATACGTTTCTTACCGTCGATCTGCCGGTGGAGCAGGGCGGTGGTCGTTACAAGGTCAGCAAGCGCGAGCCGGACGGTGCCGGCATGGTCAATTTCATTTTGAGTTTGAACAATGGATGAGCTGACGACCTTACACAATGCGATCGAGGCGACGTTCCGCGCCGGCTTGCCGTCGGTGGTGAGCGTCGAGGCGTTCCCCGAATTGAACGCTGAAGTCGGTCTGCCGGCGGTGTTGTTTGCCCTGACCGAAATCGGCGAAGCCCCCGACAATGGCAGCGGCAAGACCTCACTGAACGGCCGCTTTCAGGTGTGCATCATGGTCGATTCCACGATCAGTAAAGCGGCCTTGCAGGCCGCCATTCTGGCCGCCGAGATCAGCAGGATTTTACGCGGGCAGTATTGGGGGCTGGATTTTGTCGAAGAGGTGCAGGAGGTGCGTGCATTCCCGGACGACTCGATGCCGGAGCTGGCGCAATTTGTGGTGTGGATCGTGGAGTGGAAACAGGTGTTCCAGATTGGCGAAACCGAATGGTTATGGGCAGTCGAGCCACCGGGTTCCCTGTACCTGAACGTCGATGGCTGCACCGGTACCGGCAATGAAGATCACTACTTTCAGCCGGAGGATCTGGCATGGGATACGCCAGCGCTGAACACGACCGGAT